TTACCTTACATTCAAGTAAACCACATTCTCCTCTTGTGCCGTATTTGTGACATTGCGACCAATAATCGCATCAATTTTGCTCGCGTGCTCCGTAAGATGTCCGGCAGACAAATGTGCATATCGTTGAACCATTTCCAGCGTCTCCCATCCCCCCATTTCCTTAAGCGCCAGAAGTGAAACACCAGACTGTACAAGCCAGCTTGCCCATGTATGCCTGAGGTCATGGAAGCGGAAATTGCTAATGCCTGCCCGCTTTAGTGCTCCCTTCCATGCCTTATTACTATCTGTCCGCATTTTTCTGACTGCTGCTGTTTTGGTTCCGTCGCTTCTGTACCCGGGAGTCGTGTGAACGAACACCCAGCGCTTATGCAGACCTTGCTGTTTCCTCAGTATCCCTAACGCTGTTTCGTTCAGTGGAACGCCGATGGCGTTTCCGGCTTTAGTTTCGTCAGGGTGCATCCATGCCATCCGCTTATCCAGGTCTACCTGTGACCATTCGAGGTCGGTTACGTTAGAACGACGAAGGCCGGTGGTGACAGCAAACATAACGACCGGGAAGAAGTGAGGGGCTATCTCTGCAAAAAGACGTTTCGACTCCTCTTCCGTCAGCCAGCGGATGCGGCCATTCTTCACCCTTGGCGTGGATATCTTCGGCGCTTTATCCAGCCACCCCCACTGCACCGCCATATTCAGAATGGCCCTTAGTATCGCCAGATGCCTCGTCCTTGTTCCCTTCGTTGCGAGCTTAGGAATATAATCTGGTACTGGTTTAGAGAGTCTCAAACACCTGTCTCTGGTCATTTCCCAGTTCAGGCGATGGCGGCGGTTTTCCATTCCGTCTACCGCCTCCATTATTTTGTCTGTTGTGATGTCAGCGAGAACAGTCTCTCTGAAATGCAGTAACCAGAACTTAATGATGCTTTTGTCATCATCCAGGCTCTTCTTATCCTCTTTCTCCCTGAGCCATCTTATGCAGGCCTCCTTGAATAACTTCTTAGGCGACTCCCCAAGTTGTTTTACCCGCCACGCTTCCGACTTCAGACGATCGTGAAGTTCCTGCGCTTCTCTCTTGTCTGAGGTTTCAAGAGAACGTCTAACTCGTGATCCATCTGGCGCGACGAAGTCGCAGTGCCACGTGCCACCGCGTAGTTTGATTGACATGCTTTTTCCTCCTGCATACCAACCGCATTCACAGCGCTATTGTGTCGGACAGACTTCAGCGCTGCAATGCAGTCAGACTTACAAATGCGATACGGGCTCTTGGGTTTTTCTGGATTTATCTTTGCGGCCGGAAGTCGACCGCTGCGGATCCACTGCGTGATGGTGCCTTTATCAACCTTCAGGTACGACGCAGCCTCTTCACGTGTGAAGATTTCCTCTTCCATTGGTTTCCTCCAGGCAAAAAAGACGCCGCCCGTAGGCGGCAATAACATCAAGGTATTTACGAGGTGGGCTTTCGCACCCAATAGCCAGCTCATAACTGGCTATCAGTTGCGTCATGGTTTGATGTGAAGGCGCGGTTCGCCGTCTTTCGGTTCAGGCCACTGGCGCGCCATGTTCACCTTTAGCTTTTCTTCCAGCGCTGCGGTGATCTGCTCATCGGTGATTCCGGCGCGCCGCTGCGCGTCCCATAGCAGGAACTGCATATCAGCCCACTCACTGAGGTCGCCAGGATCGGCGGAAGCTTCGAGTGCCTCTTTGGAAAGGTGCTTCAGCGGTCCGACTGGACCGACATTACCAAAGGTTCTTTCTGACCATTCAGCGTGGCGCCGCCGGATCAGATTTCTGGTGAACTGCGATTTCTTCGATTCGTAAGGTTTCACGCTCTCTCCTCATGCCGCGCGCTGGGCACGCAGCTTCTTCAGGTGCTCTGCTGTTTCGATTCCAGCGCACGGATAACTCCGGTGACGCGTCACTGCTCAAGGTTGAAGAGATCCACAGCATCAACATCAGAGCAAACGTCGTTCATCCGACCGACACGCTGGTGCGCGTAAAAGTCCGGGCGACCGAGAATGCCCTGGGCAGCCGTGAGCGCAAATATAACGCGCTGGTGACGCGTCATACCATCACGTACGACCTCGACACACAGACGGTGGATTACACTCTGCGGCCGTCGCGCTCGTTCGCTGATGCGGTTGCGCACACCTGGCTCATCATGGGTGAGCAGCCGGTAAGCAGCATTGACCTGTACGGGCTGTACTCGATCGCCGAAAGCCTGCCGGATGAACGGCTGGGTTACTTCGACTACACGTTCGACGACGAGAACGACTCACTGGGAGACCGCGTGCAGGCGATCTGCAATGCTGCGTCGGTTGTGGCGTACTGGGACGATGGCGTGCTGACGTTTACCCGCGATCAGAAGGTTGACTACCCGGCGGCAGTATTCAACCGGGCCAACATGAAGACGGACGAGTACAAAATGACGTACGAGGCCACTCTCCCAGGCGGTTATGACGGCGTGCAGGTGTCATACGTCCACCCCACAACGAACAACAAGACGTACATCAACTACCGCGTGCTGAATGGCGCCATCGTCGAGCAGGAAGCGGAGAACCCAAACAAGCTGGAGATAGTCGGCTTCCGTAACGAGTATCAGGCCCGGGAGCGAGCTCTGCGCGAAACCAAACGCCTGATCTACTCGCGCGTGAAGATGAACGCCAAAGTTTTTGAGGACGGGATAATACAGGTCGGCAGCGTCATTCAGATGCCTGACATCTACGACAGCAACCAGCAGGGTGGTTACGTCACCGGCCGCTCCGGGAATGACTTCGATACCAGCGAGCCGATCACCTTCACCGGTTCGATGTATGTCCTTGTCACCGACAGCTTGGGTAACCCGACGCTGCGCTATCCGGCGACGGCCCGCAGCGATACAAAGTACGGCTTCACCGCAGCAATACCCAACATTCAGCTCAATATCTGGAACGGAGACACTGTGCAGCTCCCGTCACGCTATCTCATAGCGACCGTGGAGGAACTGGACAGCCAACTATGGACGGTGAACAGCATCAAACCAAACACGGATAACACGGTATCTCTGACCGTCGCGGAATACAGCGACGCGATCTACCAATAAGAACATCCCACGACCAACCAGACCCGGCCACCGCGCCGGGTTTTTTTATGGAATTAATATGGCTACTCAACCAACTCAAAACGCTGTACCAAGCGAATCATACCGCGACCTGAAATACAATGCGGGCAAGATTGACGAATTCGTCACTTCACTGCAGCGTGAGTACGAAGACAGATTTGGCAAAAAACATTACACGATCGAGGGCTTGCGCTGGGTAGCTCAACAGGCTATTTCAACTTTTGGGTACATTACACTCGACAGCTTCGAAGATGGAAACAATCTCACGCTGCCTAACCAGGTTCTGCGCCTTGAAGCGACAGGCGAATACTACCGCTGGGATGGTGCATTTCCAAAAGACGTTCCTGCAGGTTCAACGCCAGATTCTACTGGTGGAGTAGGGGTAGGAAAGTGGCTCAGTGTAGGAGATGCCACTCTGCGAAGTGATTTGGAGTCTGCTGCGGGTGCAGGGATGGTCGGCACCACGCTTGGAGGAACAGTACAGAAAAAACTTGAGGACGTCCTGAGTGCGCAATATCGCGAACGTAACATAAAGCTTCTTGCGCAGTTCCAATACAAATGTCGCACAAAGCAGAGCGTCAAGATCATATGCCAAGGCGATTCTATTACAGCCGGCATGGACACAACATCCACCGATGTCGTCCCACCAACGGGCGCTGATGCCATAGTAAACCCTACTATCACACACGCCACGATTGAATACCCTGCAAGGCTCGGCGTGTTTATGAATTACGTTTCAGGAATCCCTGTGACGGTAGTTAATCAGGGGGTGAGTGGCCATACAGCAAAAGAAGGTTATGAATACTGGACAACCAATCCTAACGCAGATGTTGTGTTCCTGATGTATGGCATAAATGATGCAGACCCCATCAATAGCACCCATGAAGAATACATGCAGTATATGGAGTTGCTTATTCGCCGTTACATTGACTGGGGATGTGGTGTTGTAATCATGGCTTGCGCATCGGGCGGCACCGGGAGAACTGACCCACTATTCCAGAAATTCGCTCAGCAGGCAAAGAGCATGGCTACGGTATTTGGCTGCGCTTACATGAATGCAAACGAAGTACTCTATTACATCCCGCAGGGTGCTGTAGAGGCTGACGGAACTCATCTTAACTCTGCTGGATATTCAAAGCTTGGCGAAGCGGTAGCCGGTTTTATTCTTGCTGGAGGTGTGCTTTCTGCCTATAAACCACTTTCGCAAGAAACATTTTTTTGGCCTTCAATGCAAAGTGACACAGTCGGTTTTTATGACGCACTTGGTAGTTTCGAAACTCTGTATAACGATGGATCATTCATTCTTCAGAAGATTGTTGGGAGAATGGTTGCAGGGACTCCGACAAGAATATCATTTTCATTTTACCTTGATGCTGATGCTGCTGAAGTAGATGTGATAGGGCAGTGGTCAGACCTTGATGTGGTTTGCGGAATGACTTCTGAGCAGGTTCACGGTAGTGTTTATCCCCCTTATTATGACGATGTAAACCCGAGAAGTTCGCGGTACATCGACACCAGATCTGGTCAGCCTTTTCAGATTCAGATGAGGGATAGATCTGGAGGTAAATTAAGCGGGTTACCACGAATTGTAGGTAGCCTTGTTGGCCGAGGGTGGAAGACGATAACATTCCAGACGCGGGAGGATACTGGAAGCACTAACGACGTGTTTATTCAGGGTATAACTGTCCGACCTGTAGCGCTTTCGGTAGCTCAAAATGATTATTCAGGAAACCAGGTTTTAAGAGGCACTGACGAGGTTTATCGTCAGACGGTACCTCACAAAGGAAATAATGAGGCAGGCGGCCCGCCATCCGCAATAAGATTGAACGGTGCTACGTTCCCATTACCCAAGGCCCTTTACGGAATGATGTTTAATAACGACACTGATTTCTTCGACTGTGGGATTATTGAGATAACACTACGTTGCGTGGGCGGTACTGTTGGAAATGGGTTAGTTAAGTGGACTGGATATAAAAACGCAATTGGGACGGATCTGGCATTAACAGAAACATTTCGAAGTGGTAACACATCAATGCCATCAATAGCCTCACTGAAGATTATGACTGTGCCTAACAACATCAAATATGCATCAGGTAGTTTTGCGCCAAATATGCCATTGCAAAAGATATTTGGACCTGGCGATCCGGTAAATGAGATATCAATGTCCCCTATGGGAAGGGCTCTTACCATGACATTTGACTATCCAACTGCTAATGATGCTGGATACTGGTACATTGAGGTGAGAGGCGTAGCTGTAGGCAGTGGAGAGTTCTGCGCTACAGCATTCTAAACGGAAAGGCGTCGAAAGACGCCTAACATTTATCCAGAAATCTTTTTGGCTATCCTTGCCCCTGCATTGATGAAAGGTTTTTCTATTACGTTGAATATCACATACGACAAGCAAACAGATATTGTTAAAGATGATAAATATAGAGGCAATGATCTAATATCAGTGTTAAGCCCTATTGTCTGACCGTAAAGCTCTATGTATTTTATTACTGGAACGTGAATCAAATAAAGCGAGTAAGATATTGTACCTAATGATATTAACATCTTGTTAAAAACAAAAACTGAATTTCTTTCAAGAATTATAACGCATGATACTATCGTAAAAGCAATATATGCAGATTTGGTTAACCCATGGCCTTCTGAAATTCCATTTAGCCAAAACACAAAAGAAAATCCTAGCAAAGCTATTGCAATGCTGTTAATTATTCCGTTGTTTATTTTGACTTTATTGATTAATGGAAGTGCTTGTGCAATTATCATTCCAAGAATGAAATCAAAAACAATTGGATTTCCTATAAACCCAAAGTGAGATAATAAATAACCACCATTGAAATAATATCTTTGTGCGTCGATGGTAAAATTACCATTGAATATCACAGGCAATAAAACACTAACGCTCACCAGTACAATAGATGCAATCAAAGCCCTATATTTGATACTAATTGACATTGATAGTGCAAATACAATATAAAAATACATTTCATAAGCTAAAGACCATGAAACAATTATTGCTCCCCATCCATAATATGGAGGTAAGGAATTCCAGTCTAGCGGTATAAGGAAGAAAGACTTAATGATATTTACTGTTGATAAAGCACCACCCTCTGGAATGCCGGTGTAAATGTTCCTGTAAAACAGGACTACATAAACAGCAAGTATTACAAAGTAAACAGGATATATTCTAAATATTCTTTTAACAAGGAATGAAGCTGTGTTACGCAATGATGGTGATTTTATGTTTCTTGTGGAATATGAAATAATAAACCCGCTTATTATGAAGAATATTTCAACTCCAAATATTGCATTTGCAGTTAGTCTGTCCATGAATGACTCTGTCTCTACATGACCAAACAAACCTCGATTATGACCAATCGCGACCACAAGAGCTGCAATTCCTCTAAGCGCCTCAATCCCGTAAAGCTTTTCATTTTTCATATAATTCAGAATGTCAGGTTTATTTTTTAATTAAAGATATGATTAGTTTGTAATCCATTTGCAGCCACATAGCCATCATGACAACTCTATTAAAAACATAATACTATTTCCTCCGCTATGCCCCTTAATTAAACCGAAAGCGCTTATCAAAGCAGCAAATCTCACAAGATTATTAGAAATTATTGTCAGCATAATATCCGCCGTTATTAATTAAAAAAACATTTATTTAAATGTGAATTAAGCATTTGTTTGTGAAACACATTTATAATGCCGATGAGTTTAGCACCAAGATGATAATAGATCATCTATTGATAATCATCAGGTCCTTCTATACTGTATGTGTATACAGTAAACAGGAGGTGGTTATGGGATTTCCTAGCCCTGCAGCAGACTATGTTGAGCAGCGCATATCGCTAGATCAGCGCATCGTAACCAGGCCATCAGCTACTTACTACATGAAGTCGTCAGAGACTATCTACCGCTGCGGCATCATGAAAGATGCGCTGCTGGTCATCGACTCGTCACTAAACCCTTGCGATGGCTCCTTGTTGGTCTGTGAGGTGGAAGGCGAGTTTAAGGTGAAGATTTACCGGACATATCCTCAGCCTCATCTTGAGAAAGCCCTTAATGGCAGGAAGGAAAAGTTACCTGGTCACTTCGAAGGGATAGAGAGTCCGGTGTTTGGAGTCATCACGTACATCATCAACGATGCACGTTCTGGTGAGTTTGATGATTGCCCGGTGATGTGATTTCTTGTGCCACGGTTGTGCCATGATTGTGTCATGCACCAGAAATCATCATCCATCATCTTTCTGTTTGTGCCATCAGCATTGGCTGTGTGAATGCGGTCAATGCTTGTAAAAACAGTTAGTTAAATGTGGTGCTTCTGATTCGTAATGCGAAGGTCGTAGGTTCGACTCCTATTATCGGCACCATCAACAGAAAATCCCGTAAAAACAGCATTCTTTAGCATGTTTATCTAACGGTTTGTAACTTCTGTTAGCACTGGTAAACGCCTTTGCGTTGTATCGGCTCAAGTATTGTACAACGTACTGGCGGGTAGTTACCAGGCTCAAGCCCGAACAGCATTAGAAATTATGCCATCCCTTGAAGCTAAAAGAGTTGCCGGACTCTCTAAACACATCACTTGAACCCTTAGCGATACGTTCCGCGCTTCGTGCGGCGCTCAATGATGCTACACGTCGAGATGACGTTGCAGAGAATAAACAGGCGTAATGTTGGGAAGACTAACCGGATCGGGAAAGAATCCGGCTCTGCCACGGTTTCGATCACCGGAGTATAACGATCACCTGATAAGAGAACGTGCTAAGGCTTTATCCTCCCTGCGAAGGGATTACACCCTGCGGAAGCGCTACGCGCCGCCTTTTCTTATGTGCCCAACACGGCACGTAATGGTCATCCATTATCTGCACCATTGTAACTTTCGTTGTACTGTCTCTCTGCTGTACGTTGAGCGCTGGCAGATTCAGCGGAGGTGATATCATGTCAAAAGCCACGAATAAGGCAGCCACTAAGCGCAACAACCGTAAGATTCACGCTCGTAAATTCCTTGCTACGCCAGAAGGTAAAGCTTGGCTTGCTAAGAAGCAGGAAGAGCGAGAGGAAATCAAGCTGGCGCGAACGGCTAACAACATGTTTTAAGCTACCCATCACGGTGCTAAATGGCTTATATCGTCTAAAATCTATTAGTTGCACAATTTAGTGGGCTCTTTCTTTGGAGACACTCACCTTGACTGGAGAGCAACGAGATTTTGTTGAGTCAATGTATCAGGATAATACTAACAGTAGGGGGATGGTAATGACCAATAAGCAGTTACGTATCCACTATGGGTTTCATGGAAAACATAAAGAGAAAATTATTGAATGGGACGGATGTGATCAAATCAATACCGTGTTGTCAGCGCTTGTTGAAGATTTGAATATACCGACAGCTACTCAGACAGTTAACCTCCTTGAGCATGGCATTGATGATGTGTTCTTCTTTGATGAAGTAAGCAAAAAGTGGGAAGAGATCCCTACAAAATGGTTGGCAAGGGCATAAGGGGGCGATGTCCCCTTTATTTTATTTTTTAATATCGCCAGTACATTGATACTCCATTGAGACCAGTGTTTCCATACATCCGCTTGTGGATGGTTGAGAACAAACTGAAGTATAACCGCCGAAAGGCTCAGCACCAGAATAGCCACATGCAGCGCAACGCTGTGCTGCTGCTTGAGCGCCTTGCTGGACGTTCACTTTAGGGGGCGAACATCCCGAAAGAATAACTCGTTTTTACAGTCCCATCAGACTTGCTACCACCAGTTAGAACCTGTTGTTTCTATACAGCACACCCAGACAGAAGCAGAGAAGAAGCTAACAACATCAATAAACTTTTACGCATCAAGGATCATCCCTACCAAGAGTTTTTGTGTTAAGTTGTTGCGGTAAGATTGCTAACTTAAAATATAGCCTCAAAAACTTTAAGAGTTTTCTTAATGATTTCTGTCTGATTCTTGAAAGAAGGAATAATAGTTGCTGCGCGTGATAATGTTAATTGTTTCTATCTTGGCATTACCTGAAACATTAGGTTGCTCTTTTATTGTGTTCTTGTTTGTGAATAACTGGTTAAGTAAACAGGAGGCGATTGCCATCGCGCGTATTATTGCCGTCGAGATGCGTTCATCTGGTTATATAGATAGTTTCGAACTTCGTGTGAGCAGATTTGGGGCGAAGAAGTTTTTTAGTATGTTTGGGGAGTTTTACCTCAACCAATTTGATCCCGACACACGAGAGAGAAAGTATCAGGGGGATGTATCTCTGCAAGGTGTGGGTAATGTGTACTGTGAGTTCACTTATGATCACTACAAGTTTACCAAGTGCACCCTCACTGCTGGTGTGTTCTGATTGCTTTCCAAATGCTCTGGTGCGCCTTGCGTTAACCTTTCAGTCTCATGAGCGCCAGCGGCAGTACAATCAAGCGTTTCATATTGCTCACTCCCAAATGTTTGCAAGGGCAGCGCCCACGCTCTTAACGTCAATTTTCAAATAGTTCATGGTGACTTTGGGATCTGAGTGGTTCAGCGCTTTCATTGCTAAAGCCAAATTCCCGTTAGACTTCTCCCACACCTGTGTGGCAGAAAACTTGCGAAAAGAATGGCATCCTACTGTTCCTTTGATCCCCACATTCTCCGCAGCCTGTTTGATCTCACGGTTCACCTGTTCACGGCTGACAGGGGCTTTTCCTGATGCACGATTGCTGTGTGACGTAAAAACATATTCGTCTTTCGGGAATGCCTGGCGGCGACGTTCTACAATCTCCCACACCTTCGCAGGGACGATGATTTCTTTCTTCTTGCACGTCTTACTCTCCAGCACTTCCAGCGTATTTCCTTCCTTGAACTGGGTGAACTTTAAATTCACCGTATCCCCGACACGTAAGCATAAAGAGGCCATTGTTACCGCTACGTCTGCGAATAGCTGTTTGTTATGACTTTCAAGCCAGTTAATCAGCTTAAAAGCCTCTGCCTGGGTGATTATCTTCGTGGTCGCCATCTGCTTATCTCCGTAAATCTTGAAACTGTGAAATAAGATTATGATCATTTTCAGCAAGTTACAACTATTCAATCTCACATTTTTTTGACGGAGTGGTGGAAGGTTGCGCCATTTCCAGCACTACTGAACGCGAAAAAGCACGGACTCCTGTTTGAAATTCGAACAATTTCGGAATATCTTGAACAAAATCATAATGTTGGCAAGTCTAAACAGATGTTTGAACGTTGCCAAATCCTGGCGAGGCTATGCACGGTTTATGCAGATTCATTGCATACCAGAGAGGCGAAGGGCGAAGATAAAGCGTAGCGTATCAAATAAATCAATAGGTTAGGTATTCTATCTCACATTTCTACAGAACCTTGAGGTAGGGATATTGCACCGTAAATGATAATGATTCTCATTTGAATTGATTGTACTAAGAAATGATTAGAATGCTAATGAATTGGCTGGTTTCAGCATGGAAAAAGAAACATCGTTTCAATTTAGAAAACTCATTCAGCACATTGCACCTATCATGAAAGTGCTCATTGTGGACAATGATCGCTGTGAGCCGCACGGCGCAAGGCTTTCGTATAAGTGATGAAAGATACTTTGAAAGTGAGAAAGGCGCTCAGAGAGCGTTACTGGTGGATTATTTGGAATAGATTAAGCATCGCTTTACCTGGGGTTTAGCGGGTATTTAGAATGTAATTAGCGTGGGATTTTTCCGGCGCTATGGAGGCGAGTATTCGCGATTAACACGCAATCATGAGTGAAACGAGGGATGTAGGGTTAATTCTCCATAAAGTGGACTGTACAATTTGGTATGCGCTGATCACGCGCATGGAGGATAGCTATACAGGAAAGTGACTTCTACAGAAAAGTATTGTTGAGAAGAGATTTTTCCTGTATAGAAACTTGTCATGTTCGCTTCACTCACTGACACAAACCAACTACTAACTACCCTTAATTAAATTAAGGTTATTAATTATCTCTCTTATGTTCTCGTATTCCTCGAACATACATCATTGTGCAGGATGATCATGAGCAGATACCTTTTCATGCGACATTCACCCGCTGATCGCTGGTTCATTGTGAGCCTACGATCTCAACACATCAAAATTATGTAAAAGGGCTTATCATTAAAATGATGTGTTAACAGGTTCATTGTGCGATGTAGCGTAGCTACAAGATCGGCTCACTCGCATGAAGAGCCGGAAATGATGCCAATCGTAGAAGCGTCCTCTCCGGTTGGCAAAACTACCATAAAAACTTGTTGACTTCCACTAACTAATGTTGCTATAAAGCACATTATGTCATTGACATTTAGCAAGGCATTGAAATAGATCAATAAATATCTTGACAAAACGTTCGTTTGTATGTTATAGTTAGGTATGTTCTGAAGAAACAGAACAACAATTCACTCTACAGATTTCCTTTAAGCCTCCTCCTGGGCATTCGGTGAGGGGGCTTTTCTGCGTCTGTAGCTCACCGACAAGGTGAGTCCCCACAATGAATAAGGAGACAATCTTCTATGAAGTATTTCAGCAGTGACCAGGTGTTTTATGAACTGGTGAGTGGTAAAGCCACAAGAGATTTAATCTACGCATCTATGTACGTAGCCAGAAAACGAAAGTATTTCGAACGTGAACAGATGTTTAAAGAAGCACTATCCCGTTTTGATGAATTTAAGAAGGATTCCAAAGAATGAAGATTAACTTCACCCCTGAAACTTACGAGGCTTTGATCAATCGGGCTAATCGTGAAAATAAAGCCGCCGCCGCACTGGTGAGCGAATTAATAACAACAATCCTTAACAAAGAGGAAACAAATGAACCAAAGAAGAAAAGTAATAACCTACGTTGATGCAATTTGCGGATCTGGAAAGTCCACCACGTTACAGCACTACATCAAATCAAGTTTATTAACAAACTCCGAAGCAATTCCCCCTCGTTATCTTCTCGTGATGCCAACACATGAATTATGTGGACAGGTGAGGGAAGAACTAAAAGACAGACGGGTGAAGAGTTTCCATGTGGACACCGAAACAGAAGCGGTAAGACACCTAATTTCCACCTTGGAATACGATTTCCAGCATTCGGTTATTATCTGTACACATCAATGTTTCATTCATTACTGCTATCGTGCAGCGCTTGAAACGGAACTTCAAAACCTTCTCCGTAATTTCAGTATCTTTGTTGATGAAATCCCTGATGCAATGTTTGGCGCTTACATCAAAGTGCAGCATACCAAACGGACGGAACAAAATTTCCCATTCCTGGATTGGCTGGAAGAGCGGGACGGATTGTTATTCCTGAGTGAGGATAAGCGTGAAGATTTCTACGACTATTGGCACGAAACAGAGGCGAATGGTGCTGAGTTAAAGCGCCTGCTCTGGGCGATTATGCAGGGTGCTGGACTTCTCTACGAAGAGAATAAACACCTGTTTGCCTTCACTGAGTCTCCAATTATCAGATCTGTAGAATGGGCTGAACAACTCACACTTTTAGGTGCTGGCTCTTCTCGAAGTTTGTTTACCTGGGCTGCTGAACATCTGGCGAAATACGAAGTTGAGGAAGCTGGTGAAGATTTACAGCCGCCACTTGAAAGACGTAAACATAAGCGTGTACCGATCTCCCTGGTCGCCGTATGTGAAAACAGATGCACTTTGACAGCATTACAGAAAGTGTTTCACGAACATCTCCAGGAAATCATCCAGCGCGTGCCTGGTGAATTTATCTTCGCTACCAACAGAGATAAATCCCTGTGTCAGTTTACTACGATAGGGGATGAAATTCTTACCGATGCTTCCCGTGGTATCCGTGTTTCAATGGCTTCCTATGGCCTGAACCATTACCAGCACATACACAATGCAGCGTTTCTTGGTTGCAGTAATCTTGATAAAGATTTCCAAGGTAAATGGCGGCAGTATGCGGAGCTTAACGGCTGGAATGTTGAAGAATTTGAACAGAAGCAACGCTCCGCGATGAATTATGAACGGTGCTACCAGTTTATTAGTCGTACATCTATCCGTAATGCTGACACTGATCACCCTCTGGTGTTCGTAGTACCTGATCTGGCAACTGCTGAATACATCAAAGAGCATTATTTCCCTGGAGCAAAGATTGAATGTCTGAAATTTGGGAAAGTGAGAAAGAAAGTTAAAGGTAACAACACCCGTAAAGAAGTACAGGAACACAAATCCAAAGGATTGACCCAAAGACAAACGGCTGAACTAATGAAGAAAGGGATCGCCACAATACAACGCCACTGGAACTAATCAGGAGGACTAATTGATACAATACATAAAATTGAACAACACAAACCAGATACAGATCAACGATAGCGGGAAGGGCGTTTACCATGCCCTGGTTTGGTTCTGGAGAGGACGTAGGACACGCATTTCCTACGGAGAACTATCTGATAAATCCGGTGTAAGTGATCACGGGATCAGGTTCTGGCTTCGTGCGCTGCGCAACATTGGTGTGATTGAGATAGATGATGAAAGTAGCTATTTATCATTCACGCTGAAACACATCGAACGAGACAATGTAGAATTTATCTACTCTAATTTCTAAAACTCACAATAGGGAAACTTTTATGATCATCGCTATGTATTGGTTATTTGCATTTTACGCAGTATGGACATTAACGAGAAAACACGGAAGTTTCCCTCTACGAGGAATGAATGGGAAAAAGAAAACGTAACGTAGTTACAAAATTTGAACGAAACGCACAATCATTATTACGAACATCTGATTTTCAAAATCTATCTCGCCTTTCGAAGGAATACAATTCTGTTCCTGGTGAATGGCAAACTACAATAATTGAAGAGAATAGCCCTGCAATGTCTCCTGACGAGATGGGCGCATTACAGGATATTCTCAATAGCTGCCCAGGTGCATTCTGGAAACCCAGGAAGATGAAAATCTTTAATGTGGATTCTTCAAATCTTCACAAATGGCAAATTCTTAATTTCTCCTCATACGAACATTATTGCGGCTGGCTTTCGGTTAATCACCTTAACAATTTAACCCGCGACTTTGACACCCTATTTGATACCAAGGAACATTATGACTCTTAACACTATGGACACCGTGAACATCGTGAACACCCTTATTAACTCTTTCCACGATATCTGGCATCTACCAGCATTGCAGCTTGTTAATAAGGCGTGGCGTGAGAGAACGCCCTCCGCGCTTCTGGAAGCGATACAATACACTGAACAGGCAATTACCGCCCTTGAACACTGGAGCGCTGCTGTAGAGCACCTGGTGCAGATGAACGGGGATACCGTCACCGTGGATCAGGCGTGGCGCATTGCCAATGACCTTGAAGAGCTTGCTTGCTCCCTGCAATACATCACCGCCGAACTTGCGGAACTGGCAGGAGCCATTGCCGAGAAATACGCAGTAAGCAAATTTGAATAAAAATGCAAGGAAAGTGAATAAAATTTCGGTTTGGGTATTGACAAATTAACAGAAATGTTATAGAATAAGAAGTATGGATAGTATTCGAATCACCTCTCCCTCCAGAATGCCGTTTCTCATAGCGGCACTCTCTCCATCTGAATTTTCTCTCTGAAAGCTGGTTGTTTTCCTTTGTTGTGTTTAGTTCCAAAGGGTGGCGCGGGCGTTCCCACTTGTGTCGGGTGGTAACGGACAATCACCGCGCACATTCTCTTTCAGAGAGCAAATTCTTTGCTCTAAACCTTATAACCCCGTTAGGATTATAAGTAGTCAGACTGAATAAATGCCGTCAGTGGTAGTTACGTTCAGGCTGGCAATCTCTTATTACTATTCCAGTGGTGATATTGAGATTCCATTCCCACTTCTCGCCATGACAGAAGGGCTTCTGTTTTGAAGTGGGAGCAATGACGGGCGATCCTTCTTCTGTTATTCGTAACAGTTGCGCCCTTCATTTTATTCAAGAAACCATTCTTTAACTTCATAATCCTCCGAAACGATGACGTTAAACAATGCTTTCTAACAAGGGCATACTCTTCAGGGCTACTTCGGTAGCCCTTCTCTTTACCCTGCATACAGCATTTATGTTGTACGCAGACACAACGCGAAGGAACAACACAATGTTCTTATTAAACAATCGCGACCGAATCCTAAAATACAAATCCGAAGTGATTCAAGTTAACCCTGAAATAACAGCTAAAGTGGCTGAAATGGCAGGATGCACTATAGAAGAAATTGAACTCGCTGTAGAGCGTTATTTCCCTTCTGAGGACACTCCTCAACTTAGTATGCAGGAACGGATCGCAATCAAATCCAAGGAAATCAAACAACAATGATTGTAGACCTAACCGAACTTTTCCCAATTCGTAAGAGTTTCACGGACGTAGTGAGCTACGCCACTGATTCTTTTGCAGTCGTAGAAGGTCGTGTTTTCGACCTGCCAGCGGATATTCAATGCGCCGATGTCATCGGGGCTGATGGCGCTTTATACACCTCCGGCGATAATGCCTTTGTGGTGGTAAGTGATTTCGTGAGTGCTGGCGACGGTAAAACCGTGAATGTCCTACGTGCGCCTAATGTTGGCAGCTTCGTAGCGCTCAAAGCCGACAACCTGAATGCAGCTAACCACGCCGCAGCTATTACCACGCTCGAATCCAAAGGATTCGTATGCCGTCCATTCTTCACCTCTTAATCAAGGATGATCATTAATGACTAAAATCGCAATTGGGCGTGAGATGGTCGATTTAGCGCCAATCTTCCAGGCCCTGCCGGAACGTAACTACCTTATGAATGCCCTCGACCTCTTCGACGAAGTAGGTGTTCAGAATCCGAAAGTGGTGGTGACACAGCTTCTGGATGATAACTACAGCCTGTTTAACACCCCGCAGAGCCGTTATTCATCAAACCACGACACTACCGCGCGTCAGAATGGTAAAGAATATTTGGTGGAGATTCCTTGGTTTGCAAGGGAAGACACCTTCAAACCAGTAGACGTACAAGGGAAAAGGGTACAAGGCACTGATTACGAACAAACCGTTACAGACCTGTACACCGAATACACTGGGAAACATAAAATTGCTTACCTTCGTACCCGAGAATCGTACCTGGCCCGCTGCCTCTTCAAAGGTGAAGTGTACACCCCTGCAACTGATGACCTGCTGATCTCTTATGCTGAATTGTTTGGCGTTGTGCCAATGACAGCCAGCGTGAGTGCAGCGACAGCGGCACAGGATTTTGATGCCATCTTAGACAAAGTTCAGGCTGCCGCAGGTGGATTGGCTGGTCAGATTGAACGAGTGATCGTATTCGCTAAACCTGCTGCATTCAGCCAGATTCGCTTCTCTGACAGTATGTCTAAAGCGTTCCAGTATGTAGCGCCATATGACGACCGTAACCTGTTCTACCAGCGTCACGAGCTTCTCCCTGGTGTTTCAACCTTTAGCCTACCTGGTAGCCCAGTAGATTTTGTGAAGGTCACAGACACGCTGATCCTTGCACAGATGCCAGATGATGCTGACATGGTGGCGGTTCCGGTGTTCAGCAAGGGCAGTGGCAGTACAAACCCTTATCAGAACATCTACGGCGCTGCCTCTGGCAACTTTGCGCTGATTGATGCTGCACCTGCTGAATACTACTCCTGGGGCTACCTGAGCGAGCGCGGCGATGCTTACCACGTTATGCACGAAAACAGCGCACTGCCTGTAAACCATGCGTTAGGTATGCAGGTGAAAATCACCATCACTGCTTAATGAGCAAGCGGCAGCCTGCCGCTGGAAATAATCAGGCGTTTTAATGAGGGATGCTCACTAATCCACAGCGCAATTGTGGCTCTGGTTGCATCCCTTTTTTTATTTCCCCCATAACAAGAGGAAAAATAGAGGTGGAACTCATACTCAAATCCAATCGTGGCCTACACGTCCGACTGAGTGCAGACGATGCAGAAGGGCTGCTCAAGGTGAGCCAGCTTTGCGAGCTATTAGAGATATCGTATACGGGCGTTAGAGCGCGTATTTTCCGTGGTGAAACCGTCGAAGCGGCAATTCATCACTTCTTGGATCAGAAAGGCGGTGGTGATGCTTGATATCAACGTAGCTTCCATCAAGACGACCGTTTCCTTTGTGGTCGATAAACAAAGTCTGGCGGAAGCCCGTAAAGCTGGCGATGACCTGAAAAAATACTTTGAGAAAATAGCCGATCCGAAGATTCGCTTCCAGGCTCAAAAGCAGCGCAGACAGAAAGCCCGTCAACAAGCTGACGATGCACGTTTTAATGATAAACCTCGTGATACGAAGGAAATGAAAGCCCAACGTGCGGCGGAGAAGCAGAAAGTCAGGGGTGAAAAGGCTAATCTGAAAGCGAAGCAGCAGCTACAGAAGCGCCAGGAAGTAGCCGAACTTAGACTTCGCCATGCAGGGCTGCAAATCTCTGGGATTAAAGGTAAATACGAGCTTGATCCTAAGTCTCAATATGAAGCGTTACGTATCATACGTCAGCAAACAGAGGAATTTGCCAAAGGCAATCTGACCAGTGCCCGTATGAACGCATCTATTCGTGAGCGTGTAACTCTGTTACGCAGAGAAGCCGCACAACAAGCGAAAGTGACACAGGCACAGCGTACCCAGTATGCCGCAGCAGCCACTAAGCTAAAGGCTCAGAAGGGCGGGAATGCTCCTATCGTCGGTGGTGGGGTATTAGGAAGCCTTGCGTTAACGGCTGGCTCCCTCGGAGTGGGGCAGCGAATTGTTGACAAAGGGAATGATAACCTCGAACTGGTGAGAATGAGTGAACGTGTGAAAACCAACCCAAACGCCATAAAAACGATGGTAGCCTGGGGACAGCAACACGGTGTTGATTCAGCTAATACCTCAAAAGCCGTCGATAACATGAAAGATGTGCGTGAACGCCTCGCCATGACTGTTAACGATGCTCAAATGAAGAATGGCGAATGGAAGGGTGGGGATGGTGGCATTACGTCGATAATGAACAAATTTGGATGGAGTAAGGATCAGATTTCCAAGTTCCAAGATTCACCACTCGATTTTGTTCAAGCTACGGTGAATGAAGGGCAACGCCGTGGTATGTCACAGGCTCAGATTGGTACGTTGATCGAGAGTTTAGGTGATGACCTGATGCACTACACCGATATGTTCATGAATAACGGTGCAGAGTATAACAAGACGCTGAAAACTCTCGTTGAATCGGGGCAGACGCTGAACGACGAGCAAATCCGCCAGGTATCCGCTTACGGCGATCTGTCCGTGGCAATGGGTAATCTGATGAATGGAGTAGACAATCAGTTGTTTACAGGCTGGATGAAAGGCTTTGCCGATGGGGGCGACGATCTGGTAAGGAACACCAAAGTGATCACAGAATCAGCCGGATTGCTCGGAGAGGGATTAGGCGACCTTGCTAAACAGGTGACGGGCTTTGTTGGAGAAATCTCCAGCGTAGTGTCCGATCTGAATGCTGGCATTCGTGAGAAGTTCCCAGATTGGTTTAGCGAAGCTAACAAGCCAGCGGCCCAGGCGGTAATAGATGGTGTAACAGGTAGTGCTGATAGTGCGGCTTCTTGGGTGCAGGACAAGACAGGGTTTAATACCCGTAGTGTCGGTCATGCTGTTAAAGATTGGTTAGGAATAGATGATCAGCCTACAGGGACAGCGGTAGAACAATACAGTCTGAATGGTGATTCTCTGCCAGGGGGATCGCTTCGTGATTCTGCTATATCATCCCTAACCAGCACCAATAGTGCGCCATCGTACAACCTTGCACCTGTATTCAATCTCAATCTTGAGGCGTCTGTTCCGCTCACAATTGCGAGTGATTCAAGTAGGCTTGCGGATTATGTGGATTTTACGGCGAAAGCCTCACAAGCGGCGTTTACTCAGTCACTAACCTTGTCAGCCTTGAGCGGTCAAAGCAGTACAGGCGGGTGATACATCAAAGGGGCGTAAGCCCCTTTTTTGATGGTTTCAACACTACAGCAATAAATCCACGTTTTTAAAAGGGACAGATTTAAAAAGATACCCCTGTAATCCCCAAACCCCCACCTCACGCAGTATTCCCAAATGTTCTCGATTCTCAATCCCTTCGATAATAACTTTGCCGCAGTGTTTTTTAATTGATGCAATTAACTGGTTGAAGGTTGGTTTTTTCACCTGCTCATTGAAGAAAATACGATCTATTTTTACCACTTCAAAGTAACCTTCTATCAAACTAACTACATTTGCATTACCTGCCCCAAGGTCATCGAGCCATAGCCCATTTACACCCTGGCTCAGCGATTTTAATAAGGGACTTTTCAATCCCTTATCCAAACCAGGGAAATGCTCAGAAAGTTCAAGTTTGATGAATGGCATCGATTCGAAAGTTTGTCTAAGTATGTAGTCATGACGTATTAAAAAAGCCATTTTCTGATCAATGTTCAGTGTACAAAATAGATTCTTTCGTTCGAACCACGTTTGCATAGTGGCAATGTTTCCACATTGTTCGTATAGGAAAAGCCGCTTCCTATCTAAATCCCAAGATGAAATTACGAATTCAGGGTGAAGGGGGCGTCCATCTGAGGCAATGAAGCGAGTGAGAAGCTCAACGCCTAACAACCTCTCGTCAATGCTCACTATAGGATCAGCAATGAATGTAGTATCCATAACAAATACCTTAAATTTTAATTAAAATTATATTGTAATTTTTATCACAATAAAGCAATAGTATTGCTAAAATTTATGGTACGGATGCAGGGTTTTGACTAAATGATTGATATGAAATGACTTTTTACTTTGCGGTGGGTGTTTGCTGATTGTTATATATTAGTCTTGTGATGTATTTCTGGTTGTTTTTTTGCTCGGTTTTTTGTTTGATACTGGTTCATATTCACCTAAATATATAAGTAATGTAATAATGTTCTATTCGATACGTTAACGAGGGGCTTACGCCCCTTTTCTTATGGGTTGTCAATTCTTGAATAGCGTAGCAATTCGATGTACTGCTGTAGCTCAACAGGGGAGGCGGCATTCTTGCTGTATGTTTTGAAACTCTCCGTTTCTCCTCTCGAATGTCCCAGAAGAAGGGCTATGCGATCTTCTGGGACGGGGTTTAACTTATCTCGACCAACCCCGCCCCTATCCAGAGTTTGAGCAACGAGATGCCTGATCGAGTGAAACACCTTGTTTTCCTGCCCTGGGAGAATGTCGCGTTTAAGTCGTCCAAAGCGGTTTACATGCCACGAGGAGCGCTTGCCGTCCTCTCTCTTGGTCACACTTGCACGGTAGAATAAAAAACCGTTGTGCGGCTTCTGGCAGCGTTCCAGAACCATTGTTCTAATCGCACTATGAAGTGGAACCAACCGCGCCGCATTGCGTGTCTTACCCTCCGTAACCTCGAAACATAGCACCCCCTCTACTTCACAGATATTGTCTGATTTTAAACTGGCTATTTCATTAATGCGCATCCCGCTATAAGCGGCGATAGTGGTCACATCCCTTAGCTCGTCCTCTCCTAACTTGTTAAACGCGCTAATGAGCTTCGTAATATCCTCTTCCGTGAATGCCTCGTAACTCTGGCGGCTCTGCGCTGTGTTGAGTTTATGCCCCCTGAACACGTTACTTTCCAGCGGTGGGGCGTCCTGGTATCGGGAAGAGGCAAGATCGAAAATGTTTGCCATTGCTGATAGATAGTTAGCCACTGTCTGGACTGCCTTTGTCTCTCTGAGATGATCAAGCCAGCCTGTAACGGTGGTACGGTTGATATCGTTAAGTTCCACATCCTTCTTTCGCAGGTAATTCAGGAATAGTTCTACGGCTTTCCTGGTCTTGCTTAATGTTCCCATTTTCAGGCGATCAGCGTTATGCATAAGGTAGATCTCTAACATCTTAATCAGAGAAGGGCATTGGTAGATAATCGGCGCTGATGCTTTCGGGGCAGCTTTCGCGTACTTAGCCACGCTCTTTAAATAGCTGATCGTGTCCTGCAAGCTGTCCGGTTTTGGAGGCTCTGCAATTTGCCTGATGTGGTGAAATTCATCGGCTATAACATCACGCTTCCTACGAGCCACACGAAGATCGGAAGTTTTCAGACTACGGACGAGAGTTTTTCTTCCACCAAATGCATTACGGAGCCATACAGGAATTGAGATCCTGACGTAATAAACTCCGTAACTATCGGAAATGATGTATTGATCCGGCTTGTATTTCAT